GGCTACAAACCCAGCATGAATATGTTCTGTCATTCCTGGAAAAAATACGAGTGTCGCTGGAGCCAAAAGACAAATTAAAATTAGTTCGTCTTTCCACGATCCTTTCATTTGATCCACGGCTGATGCTTCCCACTTCACTTTCCCGGCAATCTGGTCTTCCTTCAACTTAGTTGCGGCTTTAACTTCTGTAAGTTTTAATTCGGCTTTCGCCTTTTTGGTCTCGACGAAGCCACGAATTCCATCCGCAGCAACGCCGAGTAAGGGTTTAGCTAAGAGTTGCCAGACCATAGTCTAAGCTCCTCCTCCACCGCCAATTTGACTAATGACGATAATAACGATTATGGCTACAATACCAGCCTTAATCCAGTCCTTCATTTTCCAATCAGACCATTCTTTCAAATGTGCCCATAAATCTTTAACTAGATTCATAAAACCTCCTTGGTTAAAGCCTGTTAGTCTACTATATGTTCACAGTTTTTGCAATCACATGATTGACAAGAACTACCATCACTACAATGACAACCGTGACCACAGTTTTTACACTCCATTAAAAGACGCCTTTAAAAGGAACCTTTTTAATTTGTACTTTACTGCGTTGACCTTTTGGTCCAGCACCTAAATTATCAACAACCTTCGGTCCTTCGACAGCAACAGACGCTGTTGAAAGAATAGAAGTTTTATTTACATTAGGTCCTGCATAAGGATTGTTATCAGTTGTAACAGTCATCTTCGCATTTGGGTATTTAGAACCGTTTATATATTTTGCTTTCATAATATACTAATGTTTAGTGACTTTATCGTAATCAATCAAGAGATTATTTGCATATTCTACAAAAGCCGGTACATCTCGCTGTTCTACAAAATCCATTAAAAGCATTTTTGATGCACAAGTCATAGCAATAGCCAATTGAATTGGATCAAGCTTATCTTTAATTAACATTGCATGTACAGAACTGTACACAATAGCTGTTAAATTGTTAATATCAGTGTCATCCTGGTCTATTTTAATCATTAATATTTATTCCTTAGTTTAGAGGGTTCCATTATCTTTGTAAGTTGTATTTCTTCCCTAGTTGTTGCGTGTCTATCCGCATTATCAATTTTTTGTTGCTCTTGAGCAGTATCTACCACAAATTTTTCTTCATCTAAGCCTTGTTTTTCCCCATCTTTTTGAGCTCGAAGTTCTAATTCTTCTGCACGTAGCCCTAATTCTTTCTCTTTTAGGGTAACTAAAGGATCTTCTTGCATTCCTTCTAGATATTCTTGCTCTTCTGCTACCATTTCTTCGGTTAATTCCTTAATTCTAACGGCAGTTTGTTTAGCAATTTCAATTTCAAACTGTTGTTGTAATTCTGGTGGTAATTGACCACCATATTGTTGTGTTAAATTTTGTATTTCCTGTTGATTTTTCATCATAACTTCCTCTTTTGCTTGTTCACTAATGTGCTGAGAGATATGTGACTGTATCAAAGACAAAACTGGTGGAGAATTTTTCACTAAATATGTCGACATAAAGGCACGGTGAGTGTCAATGTGTGCAATATGATCTTGTTGAGGAAAAGCCATCGCTGGTTTTTGCAGCAACATCTGTGAATTCTCTACGGCTGGATCCATTGGCATAGGTTTTGGAGGAGGTGGTAATAATGCTTCAATATTTTGTACCCCCATTGCCTGATACATACGTCTATAAGCCTCATATTGATTGTGAATTTGAGGATTAGATTGTGCTAATTGTAATTGTGTCTGTGCTAACGTAATACGTTGCGCCATAGAAAAAATATTTGGATCACTTACAGGAATAATATCTACACGATTATCAAAATCTGTTTGTTTAATCATTTGGTTTCCACCAACAACAGCGTATGGATATTCTGGTGGTAAGTAATCTTGAATAATTCTTGCTAAAATTTTAAATTCTTTTCTTTGTGCATAGTGTAATCTTTTATGAATAGCACTCATGACTTTTGAACCTTGTTCAATAATAGCCATTGTTGTACCAACTGGGTTTGCTTGTGAACCTTCTCCCATTTTCTGATCTGCTACAGAAGCAAATCTTTTTCCTGCATCAACTACATAACCTAATAAAGCAAATAAAGTTTGATCAGGTCCTTTGTAAGGAAGAGGCATAAGCCCTTGTCGAAGATCACCGCTCGGTGCATCTATGTCTCTAAACTCTCCTGGTTGTAATGGTGTATCATCGTCAGCAATTCTAATTCCCCTTGCTTTAAATCCTGCTGGTAAATTAGATAATGTTCCCGCATCAACGAGTTGACGGAGAGCTGCCGTAGCAGTCCTGGACAAACCCCCCAACATATGAATAAGACCAAAGCCATAAAAACCAAGACCTGGTAAAAATTTATAGTGAATGAAATATGGTATTTTTTTTCGAAGAGGATCGTCTTCTCTATAGTTTCTGTAAATGGATAAAATTTTTCCGGTGCCCTCGTCAATAGTAACAACATACGGAATCTTTATACCCGTAGGTTCTCCTGATTGCTCGTCTCTATCTTCGAAACCTTCTATGTCTAAATCGCAATGCATCTCTAAGATTTCATACAACTCATCATAGTTAACTTTAGTAACACCTTCTAATTGATTATATTTTTTTTGAATACGGTCTTCATCCATATCTGGATTCATTAATTCTACATCTCTGTACATTCCTGCAACTTGAGCTTTACGAACTTCATTCTTTGTCATTTTAATAACATGTGTCACTCGTTCTGCTGATTGTAAATCGGTTGCTAAATAAGGAACAACTAAATCTTCACTTGGAATAAACTTGGATACAGGTCGTGCTAATCCTGCGTCATAATACATTTTTTTAAATGATGAACCTGCTAGTGGTAAATAAAAAAGTAATTGGTCAGTATCCGCATCATACTCTTCCATTTCTTCTGTAATAAGAAAGTTCATATATTCTTTTACACGTTGTGCTTGTTCTTCTACTTGAACATCTTGCATTCCTACTACATTACATTTAACAGGACCTCCACTTGGAAGTAATTCTTTATATGCTTGTGCTTGAAACTGGGTTACCGCTTCTGCTAAAAGTGGATGTGTAACATTACTTGCTCCTTGAAAGGGTTGAGAACGTTCGGTGTATTTAAATCCTAAAAGATCTAAACCTTTTGTATAAGAAAAATACCAATCGTCTCTTGATGCTTTATCATCTTCAAATTGTTCTCTTAGTTCCGATGAAATAGATCCTAATACATCTTCTTCTAAAACTTCTGCTAAGTTTGCACCAAAAGGAATATCCTCTTGAATAGCTTCTTCTGCTCCAATAGTTACAGAACCATCTTCGTTTTCAACAATTCCTTCTCCTACTTCTTCTTGAATTTCTATTTCATTCGAAGCATCACTCATCGGATCGGATGGAGCTGGATCGTAACCTGCCGGTCTTTCTACTGCCATTAACCTCTCCTCGCTACACCGTAGCCACGTTTAGCGAGACCACCATGTTTAGCTGTTGCTACTTTTTTAGATTTTTTAGATTTTAATTTTGAAGTTTCAGTATCGCCCGATATTGTTTTTATTTTTATATCTTCATCATTCATAGATTTAAAAAAATCTTCTTTACTAGGCCAAGACATATCTCCATCACCTACTGTGCCATCTGGTTGTAATGTAAATACATAACCATCTTCTGTTCTCCATTTAGTTGCCATTATCTCCTTGCCTTTCCGTAGCCACGTTTAGCTAGGCCACCTGCTTTCATATCTAAAGGTTCTTGTCTTGCTTTTTTTCTTTTCTCTAATAGTATATCCTGTTTACCTTCTCTTTTTTTCAAGATACGCCAAAATTTTGTTTTCTTGGCTTTTTCCTCTTTATTTTTTTTACGTTGTTCCTCATCCGCTAAAGATTCTTGTCTACTTTTTTGTTGTACCATGTTACCTCCTTGCCTTTCCATAGCCACGTTTTGCGAGACCACCTGATCTCATTTTAAGAACATTACCTGTCTTTTCTGCTTTCTTAATCATATTCATTGTTTTTTTATCAATTGGTTTCTGCTCAATACTTATACTCAACATACTTCCTTTTTTTGGATCACCCCCATGTTTCATTTTCATAGGCGTCATTGGTATAGTAGATCCTTCTGCTGAACCCTTGGCTGCTGCACCGGGGATCGTGGACCCTTGTGCACTACCCTTGGCTGACGCTCCTTTAATCACAGAAGTTTCTGCTGAACTTTTTACATGACCACCTTTTTTAAAACCAGCGGCTTTAAGATCTTTTTTTGCTTGTCCACTCTGAAGATATTCATCCATAGCCATATAATCATCTCTTCCTAAATCAAAATAAAGCTCCCTCATTTTTAACTCTGTTTTACTGGTCATACTAATCTACTCTTCTTCTGTTTTTTCTTTAATAATGCTACCCAACTTTTAGGTTGCGTAAACTTATAATAACCTTTTTTTGGATTTTGGAAAGAGGCAGATTCTTTTTCTGACTTTGTTTTTTTTCTTTTAGTGCTTTTAACCGTAAACCCTGGTTTATATATTTTTGACTTTTTATTCATCAATAATACTCCAACAATTGCGTAGGAGGAAGACTTGGAGGATCCTCATAATCCTCTGGATGTACAGCCAAACCTACTTGTCGATAACGCATTAACGCTTGTGTTGTGCTATCAACTAAATCATCGTTGTCACCATAAGGGAAAGCGGCACATTCTTCAACTAATTCTTGCGCCCAACGATCTTCTGTACACCATACCTGTCCTGCTTCAAATAGTGTTGATACAGAGTTTACTCTTACATGTTTATCATTACCACGACTAGGTGTGAAGTTTACAACAGGAATACCAAAGCGCCGTAGTTCTTGGGTCAAGGGTAATCCACTTGCTTTCGCCTCAATGATTATTGTCTCAGGCTCCCAGTACTTATATTGCTCTAAAGCAACATCTTTTAATTTTGGAAAATCCCAACGACCTTTCTCCACATCTAATAAAATTATATTTGGTGTAATATCATTGTACATAAATACACCCCACGTTGTAATAGCTGAGAAGTCTGCGGTTTCTTTTTTACTATAGGCCGTGTCATACGATTGAATAACATGTTGTAATTTAGGGAGTTGGTCTTTATCCCAAATCTTCCAGTACTCTCGTTTAAGAATGGAACCTTCTTCGGAGGTTGGATTCTGTTGCCACTGTGCATTCCATTTCGGAACGGACAGTGAGGCTTTAACCGATTCTAATTCTTCTAGCTTCCAATATTCAGGCCAAATAGGTTTATCATTCAAGACTGCTGGAAACTCAATCACGTCCCACTGGTCTGCCTTTACATCTTTTTGTGCTTTCATTAATTCGCCTGTGAGATCTTTTGTTGACCAACGTGTCATAACAATAACAATCTTACCACCTGGTTGAAGTCTTTGTCTTGGACCGGAGGTATACCACTCATACGCTGACTCCATTGCTGTTTCTGATAAAGCATCTTGCTCGGAATGTGGATCATCAATAATGAGTAGATCGGCACCACGTCCCGTAATCGCACCGCCTACACCTGCGGCGAAGTACTCTCCCCCTTTATTGGTCTCCCAACGTCCGGCAGCTTTTGAATCTTGGGATAATTGTATGTCATCAAAAATATCTTGAAAAGTATTTTCTTCCATCAGGTTACGAACCTTACGACCGAAACGATAGGATAGTTCTGCTGTGTGGGTGGTTTGAATAATCTTGAGCCGTGGATCACGGCCCATCATCCATGCGGGAAATAGGAAAGATGCAAATTCTGATTTTGTATGTCTGGGTGGCATATTAACAATTAGTCGTTTTATCTTCCCCTCGGCTAATGCTTGAAACTTTTCTGCAATTTTTATGTGATGGGGACCCTCTATAAACTCAGGCCATACTTGTTTCACAAACTTTAAAAAATTTTCTTGCGCCAATGATTTTAGATCAAAGGTTTTTTTACGTAGCAATAACTTTTTTTGTAAGGTGTCTAATTCACTCGGACTTAAATTATCAAAATTAGTTAGCCTCTTAAATGTATTAAGGTCAGCCATCCGATGTTTATACCACAAAGTCTATATGAGTAAAATAGTATATATATACTAAACTAGATTGACCTACGGACTTATTTAGGGGTTGCCCTCTTTTTGATTTTTTCAATGCGCAAGTTTCAAAAATGACACTCCTTTTTGTGCTGCGAGTAAGTAGGAAAAAAAATCTGGGAAAAGCCAGAAAAAAATTAAATTAACTATTGTAATGGGATAAAATATAATTATATAGGATATATAAACTAATCATAAAGGAGTGAATATGTTTATGAAAAAAATATTAAGAGATAGCATAGATACAAAAATGTTTTCAGTTAAGTTTGTTAAAGCAAATGGAATTGAACGTACTATGCTATGTAAATTACCTAAAGCAGAAAAATTTTTTGCTGGTGGGGAATTAAAAGGCAATCGTGAGCATTTATTAGAGGTAATAGATGTAAATGTTTTAAAGAAAAATAAAGACAATCCACGCAAGGCTTGGCGTTCTATTAACCTTAATACTATTACTAGTTTAAAAATTGGAGGTATTGAATGGGTAAAATAGTAGTGCCTAAATATGAAGTAGAATGGCCAAGTGGAGAAATTTTAACATCTGATGTAGTTTTCAAATATGAAAACAACATTGAAATTTCTTGGAATGGCTCGGCTACTTTCAATGTGTTTGTAGATGGTAAAGCCGTGAATTGTTTTACTGAATACGATATTAAAAATATTGACGAAGCCCAACAGTCTGCTGATGAGTGGCTAGAAATGGAACTTGAGGAGGAAAAGTTGAGGTATGCAGAATGAAAACATATTATCTTTATGATACTAAAACTAAAGTTAATAGAGGTTGGGCAACAACTAAAAAAGAAGCCGAACTTTTATTAAAAGAGTTATCGCATAAATGGTATTACAGATACCTAGTTATAAGATAAGAATCAGAGACTTAGGGCGCAATCAAGCGCCCTAATTAAATTAGAGGAGTGAATATGAAACAAGTGAAAGTAGTAATGTTAATACTAACTACGTTAATGTTAGCGTGGTTGCTAACTGATTACAATATATTTCAATACACATTTTTTAGCGATGTATTCTTAATAGGTTTATCTATTTGTTGGATTAAGTGTTTTGATTTAGTAATAAAAGAGGAGGAGTAAAAATGTTTAACCTTTATGGGACGCAATCTAAAAGTAAGAAAGTTATTGCGTTTAATATAGAAGATATGAAACCGGCTTGTTGGAACTTACAAAGATTCTTTGGAGGAACGCCAAGCCTAGCCGCAGAATTTCCTCCACATACTTGGGACATGAAACCTAGTAATAAAATTAAATGCTATCCTATAAATGAGGAACAACTAAAAATTTTAGTTAAAAGGGTAGAAAAGAAACATGGAACAAAGGAGGGGTAATGGGTAATTAAAATGGAAACTCATTGGTTTATTTTATTTTTATTTGTGGTATTGCTGATGTTGGCAATACCACATTGGATTTAACAAGGAGGATCGTTGATTAAACTAACAAATGGAATTTATTACACAGAGAAGCAACTCCAAGAAAAAGCAAGGATCTTGGAGCAGCAGTCTGAAAAGTCTTTACCTACATGTGTGTGGTTGTGGAGAATATGGCATGACAAGGCGCAAGAATTAATGAAACAAGTCGCAAGGCACAAGAAATAAACTAATAAAAAAAGGGCGAGTTTTAAGTCGCCCTTTTTATTTTTAATTAAAAATTAATTTACCACGAACAAGAATATTCTACCTCTCCACCTTTTTCAAGTTGAGCCCTCGCCCAATCTACTGCTTCAAGGTCTTGCTTTTTATATTCTTTTACTGCTTCCTCTTGGAACTGTTGTCCCCAGAAAAAGCCATCAGTGGCAAAATTATCCCAGTAATTTTCTTTAATTTGATTTTCCCACTTATCACATAATTCCCGTGTAATTTTTACGGGCTCATCACCACCATTAAAACCAAGATTAAAAGAACCATCAGGTTCTTTACCTTTGTTTTGCTCTTGCCATGCACGAGCCATGAAGACTTGTAGTCTTGCATGTTTTCTCCAGTAGTAATCTTTTTTTCCTTTAGTGGAAATCATACTTTGGTCTAATCCCATTTCACTCTCCTTTGTTTAAGATTAAATTAAAAAGAATATACAATAAATCCCATACATTAGTCAAATAAAAAACGCCCAAAAAGATTAAAATTTCTGGGCGTTTATCGGAGTAAATATATTAGTCTTCTATCGTATTTGCACTAGGTGGAGCAAGTTGTGGTAAAGGTCGTTGCCAAGATAAACCCAAAGGTTTCAGGATATCACCTAACATATCCTTTAACTCAGTACCTACATGGCACTCCATAATAGTATCTGTGGCATTTGTTTGTACTGCTTTAAGATAACTAATGCGTCTTCCTATTGGTAGTTTCTCGGCTTCTTTTTCTGCAAGTTTCTGAGCCCAAGTTCTAAGTTGGTCTCGGCAAGACTTAGGCGTTATATTTTTTGAACTATCTCTATATTCAAAATCATACGCTAAAGATTTCTTGAAAGACACACGCTTCCTAGACGCTTGTTTAAAAAAACTCATGGCTTTGTTCCTTGCTTTTTCTAAATGTAATTCAGCAAGTTCCAAGTCATTAATAATCTTATCTGCTCCGATTTTTTTTGCTAAGTTTTTCTCAGCCGATTCTGCCATATCAGCAATAGTTGATGATAATAACATCTCTTCTTTTTCAATCTCGGGACTCAAGAGGTTTCTTATTTTTCTCTCGAAATGCTCCCTTTGATATACTTTCATTTCAGCCATAATACACTCCTTTGTTATGGGTTAATTAATACTTGACTATGGGATAAATCTTATCTAATGTCAATTATTAATTTCATAAAAAGGAGTGAATTATGAAAACTAAACTTAAAAAACCAACTGTTCAACACTATGGCAATGTTGCCGTAGATAGTGGACAATTACTTATTATTGACCCTTGTTATATGGAGGATTTTATGAAGCAATATTCCTATGAGGATATCTGTGCAATTGAGGGCAATATGCAATTTAAATTAGGGCATGATGGTATTGCTTGTAAACTTGGAGGATTTGGAGGTGATGGGATGTTTCCTATAGACTCAGTGACATTCTACAATAAATACTCACCACAATATTCTAAATTTATTTTAAATCTGTATGAATAATCATACACCCATCCATTACTTTTCGGATGTACCTAACAATGAGGAGGGGGCGGAGTTTATCCGCCTCGCTCGTAAATTTTTAAATCGTAAAAGGTACAGGCTCAGGGTCTTAGGTCGAGGCACAAGAAAAGTAAATGGAGCAAAAAATTCTTATCGATATAGTGCTTCTCTTCCTCATAAATTTTCAGAGAGGTTCAGTATATATATTGATAATTTTCTTGATGCTCAAGTTCTTGCTGACGCAAGATACAAGGCTTGGCAAGATAGTGAAAAATTAGATCGGATCACTAAACACTTACTTAGTGCTTTAGGTGAGGTGGAAGAGGATTGCTCCTAGTTCACTCCGAGGGTGGCTCCTAGAAATAGGGGCTACCAATTAAATTTAAAATTAAATAAGACGCAAGGCTCAAGAGCTGGGACGCAAGGCTCAGGGATCCTGCACCAGGACGCAAGGCTCAAGAAAAAAAATAATTATTTAGTTGACTAGTGTCCCATGATATCTTATATGTTAATTAATAAATACAGGCGTTATATTCTAGTTAAAGTTTGTATTTGTTAGCCCCTGAAAGATTACTAGTCAATCGAGTTGGGGCAATGTAGTTTGAGGTCAATAGCGGTAACCAATCCGCCTTGTATATTGAGTACTGCTACAGCGGGGCTAGATAGTCGGTACCCGAATTCTAGCCCCCTTAATAAAGGAGTGAAGAGTATGAATATTAAAGAAGCATGGGCAATTGTTGGCGGTTTAAGTAAACCAAGCAAAATGCCCGGTTACGGTTACGGGTTAAGCGCCTTTGAATGCAGCACCGGATCGAAGTTGCGACTGATCAAGAATAGCACCTGCTCAATGTGTTACGCATTAAAGGGCCGCTATACTTTTAAAGGCGTGAAAGCAGCTCACGCAAACAGATTAGAATCAATTCAAGATCCACGCTGGGTGAATGCGATGGTTCTATTAATAAATAACTACGGGCGCAAGGTTCCGTATTTCAGATGGCACGACTCAGGCGATCTACAAAGCCTGGACCATCTAAAGAAAATTGTAGCGGTTGCAATGGCAACGCCAAAGGTGAGACACTGGCTGCCAACACGTGAAGCTGGGATCCTGAAAGCCTTTTATAAAAAAGGTCATTCACTCCCGGGTAACCTGGCTGTGAGGGTATCCGCTACAATGCTTGACGGGAAGCCCCACTCTAACGTAGGGCTAACGTCAACAGTTCACAAAGAATTAAAAGCAATTGGTTATAGCTGCCCGGCTAACAAGCAGGGAAACAGCTGTGGATCTTGCCGGGGTTGTTGGAATATCAATATACAGAATGTAAGTTATGCAGCACACTAAATCAGAATGCGATCGTTGCTTCAGGGAGTATTCCCTGGAGTTAATGATCCAATGTGAAAATGGTGGACCTCACCTTTGTATCAGATGCTATAACAGAAGACACAAGGATCAAGGCACATGGTTCATGAACCAGGACTCAAGGTTTGAGAAGACACAAGGCTCAGGGAAAAAGGCACAAGGATCAAGGGTCAAGCCTTGAGACGCAAGGTTCAAGGACCTTCCCCCAGAGTACACAGAGATGCCCCTCTGTTCGAGGGGGGTGACCATGATAAATGATTTTCCACCCAGTTTAAATCTGTTCATATGCCACGAAATTTGACCGGGCGATAGCCTGACCCTGTTCCCTGAACTTACCTTTAACTCAACCCAAAATTCATGCGGTCTTTTTTCTGTATCTAAAAATAATCCATTTAAATCAGGCAGTCCTGTGGGTGTAACAGCCTCAATTCTAGTAAAGGTAATTTTTGTAAACTTATTCTTTATTCTTCTCCAAAATTTCGTCTCCGGTTTTGTCGTCATCTAGTACCTTGTAACTCCCTTCAATAGATAATTTCTTGTCCATATCTGTTAATAATTTATCAACTTCCTCACGATTTAATTGGTCAATCGAGCCGTGCATAATTTCTTTTCTATCAATATATAAACCTGCCACTTGACCCCTGGATTTCTCAGCCTGGACCGCTGCATTCCAGTTGCCCTTTTCTTCTGCGCCTTTACTTAGCTGGTCTAATCTTTTCAAATGCCTATGGAGATTTACTTCGTATTTCTTTTCTTCTTTGTTCCTTAATTCTCTTATGTACTCTGCAACATGAGGTTTTTTTCTTAACTCAGATGCAGTCTTAGTTGCTACTGATTCTGCATATCCTGCTTGGATCGCACATTCCCTAGCACTCATTTCATCCCCATGTTCAACAAACAATAAGCAAAATTTAATCTGTCTCGGAGTAAGTTTATCTCTTACTATGTCAATATTCATACTTATCTTATAATTTAAAGTGGCGGAAAATAAAGATTTTTATTTCTACTGCTATGGCAGTATCAACAGCCGTAGCACAGCCGTAGCACTAAAATGACCTTTAAGTCATTGTAATGTATAGTATTTTTTTTACTGCTATGGCGCTATGGCGCTATGGATAGGTATTTGAGTTTTGTTAAAAAGAATTGGGGTAAAAAACACTATACACAGTATGTATTATGTGTATAGATGGTTTTGCCTCATCTAAAAGAGGCTATTCACTCCCTTCCCTCACATAGTTTTCATTCTTCTGTGTGAGGGACATTTTTTTATTTGACATTTATATTTGTATGGGATAAATAACATATAAATAACTCTAAAAGGGGAGAATATATGGGTAAAGTAAAACAATGGTTAATGAATATGGAGGAGGATGCTGCAGAAATGTCTAAATTAATGTTTGTTTTAAAGCATGGTGCAGTACACCAGGATATTTGGGATAGAGTTAACGATCCTAATTATGATGATGGAATGAGAGAACCAAAGGAGGTGTATAATGAAGATAGAAATCTTTGAAAAATGGTTAGCCGAGTGTCCTGTTGATTGGATACAAACTGATAATGGATTAAACACAACAGAAACTTATGAATTTGATTTGTCTGATTGTGAATTTGATTTTGATAAATCAGAAGAGGCAGCATGAAATATGTAATTATAGTTGAGCCAAAACTAGAAAAGAATTTTGGTAAAGACAAGAACGGCGAAGATAGAGTATTAACTGAGGATGAAGATTTAATCATACAAAGTTTAGAACAAGAGGTTCATCAAGCAACACAAGATATAAGAATAAATATTGGAAAATATCATGATGTTGATTGTTGGTTAGATGGAATAGAAGATGTTGAGGGTTATATAGATATGCCGTATCAGAAATACCTTAATAAAGAGGCAACATGAAAACAATCGTTGTAAAAATTAATGGTAAGTGGCAACTTATTAAAGTTGAGGCTGGAAGAATATTTACAGGCGAGGACCATAACATGAAGGCTGTTAAGTATCTTGATAAAAAGGTAAAAGAAAATAATGATAACTAATATTCTACTAGGGGCGATACTTATTGTTTTGATTTGTATCGCCTTTATGATATTTGTAGCGGGGGACAGGTACTTTGGAACCAATAGAAAATAAATATACAATTCATTACGATGACTTATGGGTAAGTTTTATTCCCAAAACGGACAAAGCGAGATTCTGGATTCAAGATTATAGAGGCAAGGGTCATGATTGGTATCGCTTTATGGCTAAATGTGTTGACTATGATGGAGGAATTACATTTCCTTACAACCGAGTAAATAAGTTTAGAACTTATCTTAAAGTAAAATTAAGAAAAGACGATGGACCTCAAAAAAGATAAATACTTCGGTACATTACTACCACAACACGACAAGACACCTAAACTTGTGATCTTATCTTTAGGTGCAGGAGTTCAATCATCAACAATGGCAATGATGGCAGCAGAGGGACACATACGACCTATGCCAGATTGTGCAATTTTTGCCGACACAGGATACGAACCACCTGATGTATATGAATATTTAAATTGGTTAGAGAAGCAATTACCTTTTCCAGTATACCGAGTAATGAAAGGAAACATCCGAGATGATATGGTCAGTTCCGTGGACCATGGGACGAGATTCCCGACCGCTCCCTTTTATACCGTGAATGCAAAGACAGGGAAAAAAGGAATGCTCATGCGCCAATGTACAAATGATTATAAGATCCAACCAATTAGAAAAAAGATTCGAGAACTATTAGGCGTGGGATACTACAAACACGTTAAGAAAAATGTATGGGTAGAACAGTGGATAGGAATCTCAACAGATGAGATAGCAAGAATG